CTCTGAGTCCGTCTCCGTCCCCCGGCACTCCGGCTCCGTGATGGACGAGGTGCTGGAACTAGAGGACAAGATCAAACTGCCGATGCCCAAGGAACGGCAAGAACTTTGATGCTGTCTAAGGAGCAGTTGCTTGAGGAACGCGCCCGCTGCCGGGAAGATGCGCTCTACCTCGGGGAGCAACTCGGCTACGACTTCCAGAAAGAGGTTCACGCCGACCTGTTTGAGGCGCTCCGGCCCACCGGCAGGGTTCACCGGCTGATCCTTTGGTCGCGCGGCCACTACAAGACTTCAGCCGTCGTTGTCGCCGTCATCCAGCGCATCCTCAACGACCCTGACGCCCGCATCCTGTTGATGCAGGGCAACCTGAAGCTGACGAAGGGCTGGCTGGCCGAGATTCGGTCGCACTTCACGGGCAAGAACACCAAGTCGCGGCTGCCGGAGTTGTTTCCCGACTTCTGCGGCGGCCTGACCGGCGACGCCTTCGCCTTCACCGTCGGCAACCGCCGGCGCGGCCTGCTCAAAGAGGCCACCGTGACGGCGGCTTCGCCCCGAGCCATTCAGACTGGGCAGCACTACACTGATTTGTACGCAGATGATCTTGTCAACACCAACAACTTCCGCAACGTCGAGTTGCTCGACAAGTTGGACAATGAGTTCCAGCACTTTGTCCCTCTTATCGACCCTGGCGGCTATATCACCGTCACCGGCACCCGCTACTCCCACGCCGACATCTACGGGCGGATCATAGCGCGGGACAAGGACCGGGGAGAGTGGGTCGTGAGCGTTCGGCCCTGCTACAAGGCGGACGGGACGCTGCTGTTCCCCGAGAGAGTGCTGCCGGATGGGCGCAAGATCGGCTTCACCGTCGAACTACTGGCCTCGATCCAGCGGGACGATCCCGAGACGTTCGCGGCGCAGTACCTCAACCAGATCATCCCGACGAAGCATCACCTCTTTCCTGAGTCGCTGTTGCTGTCGGCGGTCAAGTCCACCAAGGATGATGACTACCCCGCCGCCGCCCCGTGCATATTTGCCGTGGACCTGGCAGAGGGCAAGAAGGCCGACAGCGACCACAGCGTTGTGGCGGTCGGACGCGCGGACGGGCTGGGCCGCAGCTACGTCGTGGACGTAGTTGGCGGGACGCTCTCCCCTTCGACGCTGGTGACAACCATCATCGAAATGGCCTTGCTACATCGCCCCAAGATGATTTGGGTGGAGAAGCAGCCTGGCGCAGAGTTTTTCGTGGACTACCTCCGCAAAGTCGGGCGCGAGAAGGGCGTGAACCTGCCGGTGGAGATGCTGAAAAGCTCTAACCAGAAGAACGCCAAATACCTCCGCGTGGCCGCCCTCGAAGGCCCATTCAAGAACAAGCGGCTGTTCCTGATGGCGGGCATCCGAGACTTCGACCGACTGTTGGAGGAGTTCTCGCAATTCCCGCGCGGGCGCCACGACGACCGGCCCGACTGCATCGCGCTTTTGGTGAAGGCGCTGGGGGAGCACAGCATCGCCCGCCCCGTCCCGACCCGCAAGTTGCCCTACTTCTTTGACGTGCCCTACAGCACAGAGCAGCCCGACGCCGGCCCCGACAACCCGATGGGGTATGGCTTCTCCTGCTAGGAGATTTTGATGAGCGGATTTGAGAAACTCGCGGGTGCCGTCGAGCCCAGCACCCTTCTGGCGATGCCCGCCGCCGAGGACGTTGCCTTTGAGGGGGAGCAGCTAGACGACGCCACGGCGTTGAGTATGGTACTCGCCGACGCCTCAATCGCCGAGAAGTTCCTTCAGTCCAAGGGCCGCCCGCAGGAATGGAACACCCTGGACGAGCTTTACCGCGCCAGCGTCAAGATCGACAAGTGGCCGAATGGACAGCCCAAAGCCCACCTGTCGATGCCCGTGGTGATGGAAGTTGTGGAGATGATCCTTCCACAGTCTCACCTGGCCTTCTTCTCCGACAAGCAGCCGTTCCTCCTGACCGCGAAGGGCAAAACGACGCAAGCCGCCGCGCGCGCCGCCGCCAAGGTCCTCGTTTGGGCCATCAAATGCGCGGGTTTCAAGGAAGAAATCCGCAAGATGCTGAAGTCCTGCCTGCTGTATGGCTTTTGCGTCGGTAAGTGGGGCTGGCGGTCGGGTACGAAGCCTCAAAAAGTATACAAGCGCGGGGCGGAGGGGATCGAGTCCCACACCACCGACGTTGACATGTCGGAGCCGACGTTTGATTACGTCGATCTTCGCAACGTTTTGGTTGACCCCGCCCTTCGCAGCCACGACATTCGCAATTCCCGCTACGTCATCCAGCAGTCCTTCATCACGGCAGAGGACTTGGACGAGCTGCGGGAGGAGTTTGACAACATCCCCTCCCGCGACGCTTTGCGCAAGATTCTCGCCGCCAAAGAGGAGCCAACAACTGACAGCCTACGCGGCAGCAAGGAACAGCCCAGCCGCGACCTCCAGGCGGAGCAGCAGGGAGTGGAGACATCCATCGACCCCCTGAAGCAGCCCTTGGAGCTGCTGGAATACTGGACGAAGGATCGCGTCATCGTCGTCCTTCAGCGCAAAATCGTCCTACGCAACGAGGAAAACGAGTTCGATTGCCTGCCCTTTGTCTCCTGCTCCTTCATCGACGTGCTGGGGGCCGCGTACGGCTTTGGCATCGGGAAGCTGCTCGAAGGTGAGCAGAAGTTCCAGATCGGCACCATTAACGCTTGGGTCAACTCCCTGTCGCTGGTGATGTCGCCGGCGTTCCACAGGAAGAAGGGGCTCACGCCGGGTTCCCAAACCATCCAAATCGGCCCCGGTACGGTCGTCAACGACGACGGCGACCTGACGCCACTGCCCATCCAGAACATCACCGACCAGGCCATGCTGGCGGTGCAGAGTTCGGAGGCCCGCAGCCGCCGGCGCGTGGGCGCCAACTTTGGCTCGGATATGCCCACCCAGGCGATGCGAACGGCGGAGGGCGTGCATGAGTTCACCGCCGGCCTCCAGGTCAAGCTCCAGTATTTTGTGGAGAACTTCTCCGACCTGGTGTTCCTGCCCGCGTTGGAGAGTTTCATTTGCATGGCGAAGGACCGCCTGACCCCGGACGAGATCAATGCCATTTTGACGGAGGAGGACGGCAAGGCGTTCGAGGGCGAAATCCTCGAAGTCTACAACGGCTACTACGGCCTCGAAGCCCTGTCCTCGACCAAGCTGGCCGCGCGGCGCGCGATGGCTGCGATGCTGCCCATGCTGATGCAGCTCGTCTCCGCCCAGCCGGTACAGGACTCTCTCGCCCTCCAGGGCAAGAAGATCGATTATGCCGAGTTGGTCAACCAGATGCTCGACCTGTCCGGTTGGGACGCCCCCGGTATCGTCGTTGACATGTCGCCTGCCGACCAGCAGCGTGCGGCCATGAGCAACCCCGCCATGATGAAGATGATGGCGGAGAAGCAAAAGATGGACCAGCAGCAGCAGAACACCTTGGAGCAGATCGAGGCCACGGCCACCGGACGCGCTGGCGTCCAGGTGGTGCGCCACATCCTTGACGAGTCCAAGGCGCCCGAGCCACAGGCGCCGCTCCCCACGCGGGAGGGTGGCCGGTGACCGAGGAGCAGGCCAAGGGCCGCGCCGCCGCCATCCAGGCCACGATGAACACGCCCGGCTGGCGCTGGATCGTCGCCCTCGGCGAGGAGCTGGTGGCCCGCAAGGTTGCCGCCGCCATCGCCGCCAAGAGGAGCGACGACATCCTCCGCAAGCAAGGCCGCGCCGCCGGCGCTCAGGAATACCACCAAGAATTGATGGACTCCCTCCATCGAGACATACAGCAGTTTCAAAGCTGACACCACGCCCGGATTGGGCAAGGAGTAGCAAATGAGCGATGAAAAGAGCATCGAGCAGTTGAGGGAAGAAGCAATCGCGGCGGGGGCGGCCCCCGCTGAAACAGAGCAGCCCCGAGACGAGCAGGGGCGCTTCGCCAAGACCGAGGCCGGCGCCGTAGAAGTCGGGGACGAGCAGGTTGTCTATGTCCGCGAGATCGACCTTGGCGACGGCTCCGGCGTCCAGCGGTTCGAGGCCGACACCCTGGAGGGGCTGGTTGACAAGCTCGCCACCGCCCAGGAGCACGCCACCCGCAAGATTCGGGAGCAAGCCTCTGCGCTGAAGAAGGCCGAGCCCACCGAGGCCGCGCCCGCGCCGATGACGGAGACAGAGCGGTTCCTGCTGAGTCAGGAACTCATGTCCGACCCCGAGGCGGCGTTCGAGAAGATTTACCAACGCTCCGTCGGGCCGAAACTCGAAAAGAAACTGGCTGCCCTTGACGAAACCGCGCGCTTCGTGCGCGAGGCCAAGGCCAGCAATGAGTTCGTAGAGAAACATCCAGAGTTCTATCCGTCGCCCGCAAACGGCGGCAGGATGACCAAGTATCTCCGCACCTACAACATGGAAGGCACGCTGGAGAACTTGGAAGCAGCTTTTCGGGACTTGAGCGAGAGCGGATTGCTCGAAGCCAAGCCCGAAGCGTCCACCGCAGATGCAAAGAACGAGGAAGCCGAGCCAGCGCGGATTGCGCGCCCGGCGGAGACGGTTCGCGTCGTGCGTAAGGTTGCCTCCGGGCTGTCGGCGCGCAGAAGCGCACCGGCGCCAGCGCCGAAGGAACCCACCGAAGCAGACTACAACAAAATGTCCCTGGACGAACTCCGCGAGCAGGCTGTCGCGGCGGTTGCCAGAGGACAATAACCAAGGAACCTAGACTATGGCTCTCCCCACAGTGGCGAGTTCGGTATCTAGCGGCCTGGGCGCGTACCCCTCAGTCTATTTTGACCGGGTAGCGGTCAGCACGCTGCAAGCAAACCTGGCGCTGTACGACGGCATCGAGAAGAAAATCATGCCGGATCGCAACGGCGTCGTGATCCAGCTTTTCGACCATTCCAAGATGGCCGCCAACACCACGGCAGTCACCGAAGGCACCCCCTTCGCTGGCCAGGCCGTGACGCAGAACACCCGGCAGATCACCCTGTCGCAGTTCGCGGACTACATCTCCATCTCTGACAAGGTGGACAAGACGCAGTTGATCGACCAGGGCGCGGCCAACGCCGAGCTCCTGGGCTATCGCGGCGCCCTGTCCGTGGACACCATCATCGCCAACGCCATCGAAACCGCGCGAGCGGCGGACGCGGCTACGCAGATCGATGTTGCCCACCTGTCCTATCTGACCACCTCCAAGGTGCGGCAGGCCCGCTTCTCTCTGAGCGGTCTGGACATCCAGCCGAAGGCCAACGGCCTGTATTTCGGCGTCACCCACCCCCTCAACGCTTTTGACCTGGTGAACGAGAGTTCCGCTGGCAGCTTCATGGACCTCCAGAAGTACACCAAGGACATGAGTGGCGGCGTGCTGAAAGGCAACCGGCTGGGGGTTGTGTCCGACGTGGAGATGTTCACGTCGAGCGCGGTAACGCAGGCGTCGAACTACCTGGGCGGCGGCGCTATCGGCTACTCGACCACCATCCTCGGTAAAGACGCCTTCTTCGGCGCCAGCCTGGGCAAAACCGCGCTGGGGCAAAAGAACTTTGGCGTGGAGATGCGCCGCTACGATCAGGGCAACAGCCTTGACCCGGCGGGGCTGATCCGCGCTGCGGTGGTTTACAACTTCTTCTTCGGTACCGCGAAGCGCCCTGGCTCGACCAACGGCTTCCGGGTCATCCGAGCGGAAACCTCCATCGCGTAGTCCAACCGGCTTGAGAGGGGCTGTGCCGTCAAACAGCCCCCACCCATTCTTTCCCCAAAAGGAAATGCCATGACCTCGAACCCCTCGAAAGTGCAGCAAACCAACGTCTCCGGCACCGGCGAGACGACCATTGTGACCGCAGATTCCATGTCGCGCCTCTCCCTCGCCGGCCTCATCGTCACCACGACCAACGCCGCCGCCGCCACGTTGACTTTGAGGGACGGCACCGGCGGCGTTACCAAGGCTGTCCTCAACTGGCCAGCGACCCCGGCCAACCCGATCCAGCCGCTCGTCCTCATGTTCCCGAAGCCCTTGGCCCAGGCCGCAAAAAACGCCAACTGGACCCTCCAGGCGTCGGTGAACGCCAGCGGCTTCAACGTCTCCGCCCTGTACGACGTGGAAGTGTAGTGGCCGTCATCCTCGACAAGTCGAGCCTCGGCGACATTAACCTGTCGCCGGCAGAGGCGGTCAAGAAGGCCACGGAGGAGAACCGCAAGCTGGCCTCCGTCCACCGCATCCAGGACCAAGCCCTGCTGGAGAATCACGACATGGCGGAGGGTCGCCCCCTGGAGTGGAGCGAGCTGGCGCGGCGCATCTGCAAGCTGAATCCCTCCCTTGTCGTCGAGCCCGGCGGCGTCTTTGGTGCCGTGGCGGTACGCCTGATAGGGCGGGGGGAGACGGGCGAGGTCGAGAAGCGATACCTCACCGGCTTCTACATGGACAAGCTGCCGGAGTTCTCGCGCGTTTGCGTAGACAAGAACGGCTTGCTCGTGGCGGAGGAAAGAGGTTGGAGGAGCGTCCTACAGGCGCTCATCCACGGCAAGGCCATCACCAAGGCCCAGGCCGATAGAGAGTTTGGCCCCGCCCTCGGACGGAGGACGGAGCTGTGGGACCGCAACACCAGACAACACTAGGCAAAGGAGAAAATACCGTGGCCGAAGAAAAGAAGATGAGCGTGGGCGTCTCTGAGCTCAAAGAACTGATTGAGGCGATCCGCAACCCCGCAAAGACCGAGAAGCAAATCCGCGAGGAAGAAGCAGCGAAGGCCGACCGCGCCGCCCTAGCCGCAACCATGAAGGCGGCGGCAGACCTGAAGCGGCAGAACCAGGAGGCTTGTTCCCACATGCGCTCCAACGGCACCACCACCGCCGTTCTGGTGCATGATGGCGGAGCGGGCTACCTGCTCTGCCAAGTCTGCCAGTTGTCCATCTACGGGCACGAACGGCCTGAGCTGTTTAACAAGCTGATCCAGTTGGCGATCTAGTGTCTTTCCCCAAGATTCTCCTGCTCTCGCGCGGCACGCTGCGCGAACGCCTGCCCGAGCTCCAAGAATACCTGGGGCTTGTGGCAGTCGAGATGGCCGTCGCGCATAACCCCGAGGACGCCGAGGAGGCCAAGAAAGTGTCTCCCGTCGTCGCCTTCTTCAACAAGCCCGTGGCAATCGTGGCGGACTTCCCTGGAGATTTGGTCGTCAACGAGGACGGCTCGATAGAACCTATCCTTCTGACGCGCACCGAAGCCCCCGAAACAAACCTCGTCGTACTGGCGGAGTAAATGGCCTCTACAATCACCATCAATAAGATCACGGACTTCTGCTCGACGCAGGCCGAGCTCATGCCCCTATCGGGCGTGGGGGGCTACTTGAACGAGCCCGCCCTGTCGCTGGCAAACGACACCCTCCAGCAGTTGCTCGCCTACGGCATCCCCTGGAAGTTCAACCGGGTGGAGATGCCGCTGCTGGTGCTGCGCTCCTTCCACCAGGACCAGCAGTTTGCCGGTGCCTGTGCCTTCACTCAAAGCGGCGGGGTGGGGATCGCCCTGGCTTCTGCGAGCGGCATCACTGAGTCGGGCTTCACCGTCACGGTGAACACCCTTGACACCCACGATTTCGCCGTGGGGCAGACCGTCTACATGACCGGGAACACCGTGGCGGCCTACAACTCCACGTTCACTCAGAACGGTACTCTCTCCCAATGGTCGGGCGGTTGGACGATCCTCTCAACCCCCACGACCAAGAGCTTCACCTTTACGCACGCCTCCAGCGGGCTCGCCACCTCCGGCGCCCCCGGTATCACCGACTTCGGCTGGCTGGAGTCAGCCACCATGACCGATCAATTCGACGGCTCGGCCCTCCCGAACATCTGGCCGGTGCGCGCCGTCCGCACGCTCCAGCCGTCTAGCGTTTCCGGCACCCCCCGCACCATCTCCGTCGTGAGCGTCCCGTCAACGGGCGTGCTGAAGATTCGCGTCTCCCCGGTTCCCGGCGGCACGGCTTGGGGCGCGGCGCTCGTCTATCAGGCCAAAGCCCCCCTTAAAACCGCCCTGACCGACACTTGGGCGCCCTTCCCCGACGAGCTTTCCTTCGTCTACCGGCAGGCGTTCCTTGCACGGTGCTACCGCTTCCTCGACAGTCGGCGCGCGGACGGGGAGTTCCAGAAAGCCCAGGCGGCGATCCTGCTGGCCTTGGGGCACGACGACAGCGAAGCCTCTGAGGAGTCCGTCTCTCCCGAGACATCCTTGATGGGGGGCTGATGGGCACCGACTTCTATCATCCAGGAAAACCAATGGACGAACAACGAAACAACGACAACCGAAGATCAGTCGCGGATGCCGTATTGCGGCTGGAAACGGTTTTGCTGGGGCCTCCTGACCAACCCTACTTGGGGGCTCTCCCCCGCATTGAGTCCCATTTAGATGACCAGTCGAAACGGCTAGAAGCCCTCGAACGGGTTAACGCCGGCCCGCGCCTTGACTCCGTAGAGGGCAGAATTTGGAAGGCGGTCACAGGCGCTTTGGTGGCCCTGATAGCTGTCGTTTGGCAGTGGTTGGCGCATCGTCCTTGAAGCACATCCTCTACATCTCGCGCTGGTGGACGGGTCTCATCACCCAAAGCTCCCCGTTGGCTCCGACTCAGCCGGGACGGGCCGATGCCCTGTTCGACGGCCTCAACGTCGAACTGACGAACGCCGAGACGCTGAAGCGTCGCCCCGGCAATGACCGCTATTGCTCGCAGACGGTGGACAAGCCCTTGGGCTTCTATGCCTTCCGCAACATCGCGGGGACCACAAAGCTGCTCACAGACAATGCCGCCAAGGTACAAACCTTCACCACCAACGCTGTTACGGATGTCTTTACCAAGGGGACGACCGCCAAGACCAGATTTCAGTCCGTCGCCAATGCTGTCTACATGTGCAACGGCACAGACGCAAAGAAGTGGAACGGTACTACGGTAAGCGGGTGGGGGATTACCACGCCCAGCGCCGCTCTGACGCTGGCCTTCGACTACTCCAGCACTCATTTCCCCACCGCCGCCGCCGGGACCAACTGGACGAACCCCAACAACGCCCTCACCACCAACGCCACCTACGCCGTCTACAACACCACCACCCAGGATTTGCTGAAACTCACGACCTGCGCTTTTTCCCTGCCCGCGTCGATACAGGTCAACGGCTTCGCCATCACGGTGATCGGCAACGGCTCTAGCGCCACGTCAGCCCAGCGCCAGATTCAGGTGGGGGTCACGAAGGACGGCACGACGCTCGCCGGGGCTTGGCAGACCATCACGCTCAATCAGACGAGCGACACCACGACCGTCGTAGGCGGCTCGACCAACATGCTTGGCGTCGCCAGCGCCACCAAGGCCGAGGTGGAGAACTCCACCTTCGGGATCGTGGTACGCGATGCCGACACCACCGCCGCCGCGCTCAACATCGACTCGGTTTCGATCACGGTCTACTACAGCGTCCCCGCCGGCCTGACCCTGGTTTCGGGCGCGCGCTATGTTTTCTCCTTCGTCAACAGCGCCACCGGCCACGTCTCCACGGCCAGCGCCGTATCCGCCTCCACCGGGGTTCTCACCAACAAGCAGGTCACGGTGTCTGGCACGGGCAGCGGCGACGCCCAGGTAGACAAAATCAACATCTACCGGACGCTCGACGGCGGCAGCCTGTTCTACTTCCTCGCCCAAATCTCCAATCCCGGCGCCAGCACGTTCAACTATACCGACACCACGGCGGACTCCGGCCTCAACGATCTCATCTCGGCCCCCATCAACCACTCCAACGATCCCGTTCCCGCCGGAGCGTCGAACGTGGCCTTCCACATGGGGCGGCTGTGGGTGTCGGTAAGCAATAAGGTCTATTTCTCTGGTGGACCGGACACCATCGTAGGCGTGCCCGAGGAGGCTTGGCCGCCCGCCTATGTCTTTGTGTTCCCCGGTGCCGTTACCGCGATGGCGAGCACGGGCCAAGGGCTGATCGTCGCTACCGCCACCGACCTGTTCATCATCAGAGGCTATGACACCTTCAGCTTCTTCAGTCAGAAGCTCCTGGCGAACTTCGGCGTGGTGGATCAGGATTGTGTCGCGCAGGACGGCGATTTGCTTTTTGTCTACACCGCCAACCGTCAACTGTTCTCCCTGTCCGACAGCTTGACGGAAATCGGCTTTCTGGTGGGCAACTATCTGAAGGCCAATTTCGACCCCGCCCTGTCTTACCTGAAGCTCCACCGGCACGGGGACGACAGCGGCTTGTTTCTGTCGAACGGTTCGGACAAGGTGATGCGCTTCAACGTAGCACGCGGTATCTGGTGTCCCACGGGGCAACCCGAGGGGGGCGTCGGCGCCATCGCCAGCGTCGGGGTCGACACCAGTGATTTCCGCCTTTTGATGGGTCGCGCCGCCGACGGGGGGTACATTCTATACCGCAACCCCGACTCCAACCTGGATGATGGCGCCCTCATGTCCTCGGCTTATGCCACGGTGGGCACCATCGTCGCTGCCCCGCCGGGGGATACCACCGAACTTTCCGCCGTGCTGGTGGAAGCCAAAGCCGTTGGCGCCGCCCCCGGCGTATCGGTGCTGCTCAACGAGATCGATGGGGTGTTCACCCCTCTGCCCAACCCGGTCGCGGACCCCCCAACGCTTTCACCGGCGCTCTCGGTGCGGATGCAACGGCACTATCTGAAGGCTGCGCAAAAACCGCTGCCACAGCGAGTCCGCCACCTCCAAGTCAAGGTCACGTTTCCAGTCGAGGACGCCGCCAACGAACTGCTCGGCCTCGCCTTTATGCCGCCCGCATGAGCGCCCCTGACACTCCCGTACCCGGCTGGATGGGTTCCTCCGCCCCCTCCAGCGGAACGCCTTTCGTGAATCCAAGAGACATCGCCCCGATCGAAGATGTCCCAACGCGAAGCCTGTTCCGCCCCGACATGGTGGAGGAGCGGCTGCGCCGCCTCGGGCGCGGACAGACGACGACGGCCACCGTCGGCAACAACTTGAACGGGCGCAACGTCACGGGGGTTCCCGACCAAGTAACCACCGTATCGGCCACGGAGAGCCCCAAGAAGGCGCAGGATCGCACGCTCTCTTTGGTGTCGGTCTCGTTCCTCCGTAACCCCATCGATACCGCCTATGCCGGCGTCCGCGTCTGGTTGACGGGCTACCAGGGCAATACCAGCCGCGTGCTCGCCGCTGACGGCTTCGACTCCCCCCTGTCCTTCCTGGCGGAGAGCACAGGCGAGAGCATTGTGGTTACGGTGCAGGCCGTGGGCACCACCGCCGCCGCCGACTTGGACGCCGCCCCCACCGCCACGGTATTGCTTGATGGCGTGACCTCGGCCCCGCCCGCACCCACGGTGACGCAAAACCTAGTGGCGATCCCGAACGGCTATCAGTTCACCTTCCAGATGGAGGGGGCGCTACTGGCCGATGTCATCGACGGGTACTGGATTTATCGGTCATCCTCCAGTAGCACGCCCACGCCGCCGACCAGCCGCTTTCAGTACGTCCTCCAGAGTACGGGCGCCTCGGGCAGCGACAACTTTGTGTTTCAGGACGGCACGATCCCGGCGGGGAGCACTTACTACTATTGGGTGTCAGCGGTGAACAAGAGCGGCCTGGAATCCTCGTTGACGGCGGCACAGTCCTCGGCGACGGCGGCGGGCGGAGCCAACCCCGTCGAGGGCAGTTACTCCATCAAGCCCGCCTCCGGCTCCTCCTGCCTGAGCAGCGCCGACTTGGGCGGCGGGGCCGCGAACATCTCCATCGCCGCCTTCACCCTCTACTGCGCGCAGTTCCCGAGCGGTGTGAGCTACAACGCTGGCGCGTCAGCCCTGACCCTGGACGATCTCGGCAACACCATCACCAACAATACCAAGTACGGCGTCTATTTTGACGACCTGATGTTGGCCGGTGGGACGCCGACGTACAAGGCGACGCTTTCGCGCTCGACGCTGGTGCAGGTGGCGGGACGGGTTTTCGTGGACATCATCACCACGGCAACGGGCGGCGGCGGCCCCTCAAGCGGCGGAGGGACGGGCGGCGGAGGGATCGGCGGCGGGGCGGGGCAAGGAAATCTACCATGAAGAACTTTACGGTCAGAGGGGCAGAACCCAAAGACGCAGAGGTGTACACCAACTGGCTGCTGGCGGCGGCAGGAATCAACCTGCTGGATGCCGGGGTCTACCGCTATCCGACTTGCAACACCGCTGTTGTCGAGAAGGACGGCGAGCCCGTTCTTATCAACAGCGTTCATCTCGTCCTCATGCAAGAGGCGCTGGCCCCCAAGCCCGGCCTTTCGCCGATGGACGAGGCGCGCGCCCTAAAGACGCTGCACTATGCCATTCAAGCCCTGGCCGAGCGGTCGGGTACGCGCGAGGTGTGGTTTGGTTGCAAGGACAAAAGACTCATCAAGTTCGCCACGAAGCATGGGTATGAGGTTGTCCCTTTCCCCATGCTGCGGTGGAAGGTCGGCGTCAACGAGGAAAAATGATTCATCTCAAAAGCACTTATGACATGGAATCGGGGCGGCTGCTCCACTTCGTTGCCGACGTAAAGGACTACTCCGGCCCTTGGGCGCTCGCCAAGGGGGATAAGACCGCCAAGGAAGCGGAAAAGCAGCAGCTTGCCTTCAGCAAGCAGCTCATGGATATTTTCGGAAAGCAGTTCCAGCACCAGATGGAGATTTTCAATTTCCTGAAGGGCAAGCTGGAGCCGATGATCGACCACCCCACGGGCTACTCTCCCGAGGCGCTGGCGGCGATGCGCACCTCCGCCACGGAGAACATCACCCAGCAGACCGACAACGCACAGCGGGCGCTCCAAACCCAGCAATTCGCCCTCGGAGGTCGCGACCTACCCTCGGGCGTCAATGAGATGCAGTTCGGCGCCCTGAAGGGCTTGGAGGCCGGCAAGATCGCCGACACACAGAACCAGATCACCCTAGCCGACGAGAACCTGAAGCAGCAGAACTATTGGAACGCCATGAACGCCCTCAATGGGCAGCAGGCGCTACTGAACCCCCTCGGCTATGCCGGCGCCGCCAACCAGGGCTTCGGCAACGTCGCCAATCTGTCGCAAGCCTATACGCAATCGCAGGGGCCGGGGATTGCTGGGATTCTCGGCGGCGTAGTGGGCGGGGCGTTTTCTGGAGCGGGGCAAGCCGGCGGCTTCGGCAAGCTGTTCTGCTGGGTCGCCGCCGAGCTGTATGACGGCTGGGGGGACCAGCGCACGGACAAGGTGCGAATCTTCATTGGCTACAAGGCGATGAGAGAGTGGGGCTGGGCGCTGTTCGCGCTGGCCTACATCGTCCTCGGCAGGCCGGCGGCCTGGCTTGTCCGCCATTCCAAGCGCGCGCGCCGGGTGGCCCACCGTGTTTTTGACCCCATCCTGGAGGAAGCGTGCAACGCCGAAAACTGGAAGCGGTAGCCGAGGCACTCATCAAGACCAGCGGCTACCACGTCCCCGAAGGCAAGCTCTACCAGACGCGCAACCCCGGCGGGTTGCTGGCCTACTCTCCCGCCCAGCAGCGCGACGAGGAGGGAATGAGGGTGTTCAACTCCGTCCTCGACGGCTTCCAAGCCTTGCTGTTCGACGTAGGGCTAAAGCTGGAGGGGAAGTCCAGAGCGCATCTTCGGCCCGACCAGACCCTAACTGACTTCGCCGCCGCCTACAACCAGCCGCTTGCGGCGCAAGCGTGGGCCGCCTTCCTTCGCAAAGCGTTGCACGACCCGAACATCACCCATAAGACGAAAATCGAGTTCTTCCTGATAGGAGATTGACGTGTCCGACCTTTTCAACAACGCCCTCGACCAGAACGCCTTGGCCCCCCTGAGCGCGGCGCCCGTAGACGAAACCACGGCCATGCTCGACCAGACCAGCTCTGCGCCGCCCAAATATCAGGACCAGCCACAGAAGCCCTCTCTCTGGAAAAGCATCTTGTCCGGTGCCCTGTTGGGGCTCGTTGGCGGAGCCGGGCAAAAAACTTTTGCCGGCGGAGTGGGGGCGGGCGGGCGCTACGTTGCCGAACAGGGGCAACAGCAGGTCGAGAACCAACAGCGGCAGCAGCAGCTCGACCAGAACCAGACCTTCCGCGACGCCCAAGCGGCCAACTACGCCGCCGAGGCCACCTACCGCCAGCACGCTCTCGACAATTCTTCAGCGCAATTGCGCGCAAGCATCGAGGCCAAGGATGAGGATCAGGTGAAGTACCTCATGGGGTTGGGTCTGAAGCCCATCGCCGTGATGGAGAACGACCCCAAGAGCGCAATGGCCGCCCTCCAGCAGGCCAAGGATGCCTCGCCCGATGGCAAGGTGCCGCCCGTGGTAACTTTCCACTACGGCGGGAAGATCGTGGCTTTTGACCTGAGCCAGATGGGGGCGAACTCCGGCGTCCTCGATGCCGTGAACAAAGCGAGCGTCTTGGTCGGGCGTCCGCAGATCGACGCTGCGACCTGGAACAACCCCAAGCTGTTTCCGCCGGCATCGAAGAACAAGATGATCGCCGACTCCTTCGCATTGTTCAACCCCGTGGCGGCGGGCGGCAACAAGACCTACGGCCAGATCGAATACTATAAGAACCTCATCAACAAGGCCCAGGCCATGCCCGACACCCCGGAAAAGGCCGGCACGGTGGCCTCGCTGAAGCAGGCGTTGATGAGCCTCCAGACGGCGGCGCAGGAACAGGAGACGGCAGCGATTCGCGTGGCCTATGCGCGCGGCGCGGCCTTTGGTTTGAATCGGCCCGTGGCCGTCATCGACGGCGAAGGCGACCTTGTCCTCCAGACCGCAGGGCAAGCCATACAGGAAGGTAGCGCCCCGGCGGCACAGGGCGCGACTGCAATGGGTAAGATGGCGCAATTCAATGAGATTCAGACCGGCTCGGCGGCCTATCGGCAAGCCATTGTCGGCCTCGACAGACCCTTTACCCCGGATCAGGTCACGAAACTCACCGTGGCGGCCCATTCCAACGACGACGCAATCGTCGGGGCCAACTTGAGCGCCTTGGCGAAAAGCGATCTCACGCCGGGACAGAAGAACTACGTCGTGGCCTACACGCAAATGTTGGAGCGCATCATGTCCCTCCGCAACGTGGCGGGCATGGGGCAGGCGTCCGACAAGATGCGCGCCGCCATCCAGAGAACCGTGCCCAGCCCCGGCAGCGGGAGCAAGGACATGTCCATCCGGCAGTTGAACGCCCTGGATCAGCAGGTTGCCTCCCTCGAAGTTGGCATCCCCAAAGTCAAAGGGATGGAGAGGCGTATTGCGACACAAACCCCTCACACCGCCGGGCAACCCAAGGTCGGCGATACCAAGAAGTTCCCCAACGGCAAAACCGGACGGTGGGACGGAAAAGGATGGGTGGCCCAATAGATGCCTACCTACCTCGACGACAACGGCAACCCCATCGCTGCGCCCGCGCAAGCGTCTCCGGTGTACCTCGACGACAACGGCGACCCCATCGCGTCTCCGCCCCCCGGCCCCTACCCCAACACCGGCCCCACCGAAGGCGCTGTCATACGCGGCCCCCAGCCGGGCGTGGCCGGTTTCCTCAATCGGGCGGAATCAAGCCTGGAGGGTATGGTTCGGGATCAACCCGAGGGCGTCAAGGAAACGATGCTCTCGCCGGAAAGAGGCGTCCTGCACATGGCGCAGGGCGTGGCGGAGGGCAGTCCTTTGCGCGTAGCTAAGGGTGTCCTGGAGGCCGCTACGCTGCCTACTGCGTTCCTGGGGCCGGAGAGCGCCGGGGCGGGGAAGGTGGGCAAGGCGTTAGAGGTGGGCGGGGAGGCCCTGAGTACGGCGGGCAGTATGGTCACGAAGGGGCGCCGGGCGGCGATGGCGGATCGCAACGTGCTCAACGTCCTCAACGACGTGGCCGAACGCTCCGGGCTTCAGCGACTTGCCGCAACTACTACGCGAGAGGGCATCGCCGAGCTGGGTAGCCAGTTCAGGACGAGAGCTTCGAGCGTCTATCAGGCGGTGGACAAGGCGGTGGGCGGAGAACTCCAGCCCGTGCTCGACAAGATGGAGGACTTGCGAAAAGCCATCAAGGCCAACGCCGCCCTTGATCCCGAGAAGGCGACGAAGTTTGCAGAGCAGTTGGCGGGCTTGGGGCAACAGAAAGGGCAGCTTGTGGCGCGTGCTGCGCAGGCGGGCGTAGCTGATGCCGAGCAAGCCATCAAGATTGCGGACAGGGATTGGTTCCAGTTCCGCTCTCTGGAGCGGGCATCCAAGAACATCAAGACCGCAAGCGGAGAGGTGCGCGGGAGCGGGATCGTGACGCCGGGCAAGCTGGCGACTGCGGTGGACGCCCTGGAGAACTCCGGTAAGCTGTCGCGGGCGTTGGGCGCAGAGGGGGCGAAGGCCGTCAAGGATGTGGCGAGGACGGCGTTGACGCGGGAGAACTTTGTGCGGGGAGCAAAGACGGTGGGGAAGTATCTGCTCGGAGGCGGCCTGCTGGGCGGCGGCCTGTACAAGATTCTTGGGGGCAAGGACTAGAGCGGAGAATCATTCCGCAGCAGCCAAAACAGCAACCCGATGAGGGCGCCGACTAAAAAGGCGACCATCATAGCAACCTCCACCCCGCAGGCTACCCCCTGCGGGTTTTGCTGTCAAGGGGCGAACTTGGGTGGGCCACAAGTGGGCTACTTCTCTGTCCCGCCCTGTCCCTTTGGGTCCACTTCGCCGCGTGGGCACATCGCGTCTCGCGTTGAAAACAAAGGGGTGCCGGTCTCCCGGTCGCCCCCGCCGAATTGATTATAAATCAGGCAGCGACGTTGCAAGCAAAGGGCTTAGTTTGCGCTTGGGCC